ACCTAAACGACAAGTTCAGGGTGGCAAGAAGTTTGTAGTCAAGGCTTGTAAAGGTGGCAAAGAAAAGATAATTAGATTTGGGGATGCAAACATGAGAATTAGAAAATCAAATCCCAAAGCTAGAAAAAGTTTTAGAGCAAGACACAAATGTGCTACAGCTAAAGATGTATTTTCTGCAAGATATTGGTCTTGCAAAAAATGGAAACAATAGGAGATAAATTATGCCAATGGTAAATGGAAAAAAATATCCTTACACTAAAAAAGGTAAGGCAGCTGCAAAGAAAGCTAAGATGAAGAAAAAGAAAAAGAAATAATGAAAAAAGTTAAAAAAGGTTATCATAGAACTAAAGATGGTAGAGTTGTTAAGAAGGGACTTTACTATTATATGAATAAAAAAAAGAAATCTGGCAAAAGTAACCAGGTAAAGGTACTGTATCTGATAAGGCTTTAAAAAGAGCTAAAAAAACTGCTAAGAAAAAATAATTGTTTTTAGGTGTAGTTGCTAGTCAACTGGGTATGATGGAGGGGTAAAGGAATAACTGTGTCTAAAAAAAGTTGGGTTCGTAAAGAGAAGATAGTTTTTGTTGGCAATTGTAAATATTGTAAATCAGAAATGACCTCAGAAGATTCATTCATTCCAATTGGAAAAATAGTAAGAGGTAAGTATCAATATCAAAATGCTCATTATGATTGTGTCAAGGAGAATGACCATAAGCCTAAAACTAATTTTGATTGGTAATTAACTTTCCCAAAAATTCATTGCATCTTTAAGATAATTTCCATCTTCGCTTTTCCAAAAGTAATGATCGAATTGTGGTTGAATATAATCTTTTACTACTTTAGGATCGTTGCTAAGACTTACTAGGTTCTGTCTTATCTTACATCTTTGAATTATCTTAGGTATTCTTTTTTCTATATTCTCTGGTTTAAGTTCCTCACAATTACCTGCATGAAATACTTTGTAAGATTTCTCATTAATATAACAAAGATAAACTGGCACTTTGAATACTGAATAATAAAAATCTATTTGCAATAAATGAAAAGGCTCTGGACTTGTTTCCGGTAGCTTCTTGGTTAGCCAAGACCTAGTACCATCTTTTTTGACAATACCTTTTCTAGGAAATTTACACTTATCCTCAATAATAAGTTTATCTCCTTTAAGATCGCAGTAACCATGAACAGGAATATTTATTCCATCAAACCATCTAAAAGCCTCTATCTCAGGTTTACAAGTTTCATAACCAGGAATAGATTGGTGAGCTGCATGACCATTAGCAATCATATCTCTTATGATACTTTTGTAATGATTAAACTCATCTTCGTCTTTTAAATCTGGAACAAATTTTTTAAGTTTCTCCTCTACCGGAACAAACATTATTGACTTTCCTCTTTTTGCTTAGCCTCAAAGATTTTGTTTTTTTCATTTTCAAAAGCAATATTAAATTCTTCTGACACTACATCTAATTCTTTATAGTCGTCTAAGAAATAACTTAATGGTTTTTTTAAAAATTTACTTATCTTTACAAGGTTGACCAAAGGAATTCTGTTCTCTCCTTTTTCATATTTTCCTATTTGTTGATATGTATTTTTAAGTGCTTTAGCAACTTTAGTTAATGGAACAATAGTTTCTTTACCAGTAAACTCATTAACTTTAGTTCTTCTTGCTTGTCTTAATCTTTTACCTAAATCAATATAGAATTGATTATCTTCCTCAAAGTTTTTCTTAGCTTTATTTGATAGTTTCATTTTGTTTCCTTCCTTTAATTTAGAGAATACAAACCCTAAGTATTTTGACCATTTTAAACAGTTGCTTATTTATTTAAGCATACATAAACTTAGCGTCAGCATTTTCGACTAAGCATATCTGTCTATAAGTCTTTATATACTTTTTAAAAGCAACACTAGAATGAACACATTGTCTAGTTTTAGTTCCTTTTGCAGGTTTCATAATTTCTGCATGGAGTTGATCTAGTTTTGCGTATCGTCTAGTTAGACTATTACTTTTTTTAAGAGTCATTATTCTCCTCACCAATAATTTTAATATTTGCACTAATAAGTTTGTTATCGGTGATATTTGCTTTGGCAAACTCACTAGGCATTTTTTGATTATGTGCTTTCTCTGTAGCTTCTTCCACAGTAGCACCATCAAAAATTTCTTCAAAATCTACAGTTAGTTCTAAGTTTGATTTTTTGATTACTTTAACCATTTAATATTATGTTTCTGCTATATCCTGCGTAATCTCTTTTTAATTCATTTCTTTGCTCTAGTTTTAACACCAAAGCACTAACTGAGTTTTTGCTTTTATAACCCATCTCTTTCGCCATTTCTGAAAAAGTTGGACTATATTTGTATTTTTTATTATAATTTTTAATGAATTGCAATAGCTTCATCATTTTAGGAGTCATCGGTCTTTTACCTCTTTCTATCTTGTTCATTTAAAACTAACCTCCTTAACAATTCTGAGTAGCCATTTATGTCGTCAAAGCTATCTTTTTTATAGTTTTCTGATTGCATAACTCTCCAAAGTTTTAAAAAAATCATAAAAATACCAAACAATTTTAAAGGTACTTTGACCTCACAATTGTTATGTACTGATAAATATTTTTCTAAAATACCTGACATAATATAAGATGTATGGTCAAACTCTCCATAATCATCTTGTTTTTCTTTTAATAATCTTTCTATCTCACTTATAAACTTAACATTATCTGACATAGTTTCCTTTAGTATCTTTGCACCAATGTGCAATTACATTTTGATCTTTATATTTTACTAACACCCAAACCTCACCATTACCTTCTTTGTAATTAGGATTATTAACATATTTAATAGTTTTGTTAAAAATCTCCTCACAAGTAACAGGATTTTGGGAGCTAAGATAAGGTATGTTTTCATACTTTAAATTCCCATTACTTGTAAAGATGACTAAAACTAAATAAATAACCTTCACTAATTAAAAGGGTATTTCTTTACTTTGTGTTTTAGCTTGTTTTGGTTTGTACTCATTCTTGTAGCCTGACAAGATAGTACCTTCATCGTTTAACCAACCAATTAAACCTTTTTGACCACCGGCATCTGGATAATTCATTTCACCAGTAAACTTGTCATCACCTTTAAATAGAACTCCTATTTGAGCAAAGACTCTAACAAATTTAGTTTTACCATCCTTAGATGCTGCTTTAGCTCCAAGTATCGTTCCTTTATTACCATTATCCAAAGTTACATTTCCTGAGAAATCAATTTTGATGGCTTTTTCATTGTTGGCATCATAAGGAAATAAAACGAAATCCTTCTGCTTACCACTACCATTGTTTTGCATTTTGTCCTCCATTGGTTTTAATGCTTTGTTGTTGTTGTTCAAATAACTTTTCAATTTTATCGTCTGAATTGTTATTCTTTTTCCAATTAGAATATAAAGCTGTCAACTTGGTTTCGGTTGTTTGCTTTTTAATTTCATCCTCAATTGAAACTTTTTTAGTTGTGCTTTGACTATTTGTACTTTGGTTATTCAAAGCGTTTACTAATTCTTCTGCACTAGCATACTCAGATCCTGACAGACCAAAGGCAGCTAAACATCTTCCTAATGCCGAACTTGAGCAATTTTCTAATGCACTTGTTTTATTTATAAATGAACTATTTCTAAATTCCTCTGCATGACCAACTGCATAAATAGTATCAGAGATATAAAGTTCAGTCTTCATTATAACTCTATCTGCATCATGGAATAAAACTTCCTCATTAAATCTAGCTTCAGGAAAGTATTCTAATAAATGTTTATGTCTTTCGTTTACTGTAGAATATTTCTTTCCTTTAATATTTACTGTTGGAATATTAACAACATTTTTTAGGCAAATCTGCCTTCTTTCTTTCATTCCGCCTTTACTTTTTTCTTCTGTTTGTGGTCTTAGTTTCATGTTTTCCTTCCTGTAATTTACGATTTTCCTTTATTTGTTCTACATCCTTAATAGCTTTTAATTCTAAATAGCTTTTATTTTTAGCAACCATTTTTTCTTTAAGTTCGTTGTCGCTAATTTGTTTTTTTAATTTAACAATCTCCTCATCTCTGCTTAACAACTTTTGAACATAACCTTTAATTTGTTCTTTATGTTTTCTGTTCTCTGTTTGTAGCTTTGCAAGTTCTTGCATTATTTTATCGGTCATTTTTTTCCTTTCATAACTTCGTCTATGGTTAAATTATGAGTTATCATTAGTTGTAAATATTGACCTATTAAACCACCAAATTCCATCTTAAGATTACTTGGTAAAGATTTTCTTTGAGCAGCAGTTAAAACGCAGTAATCATTAAACCATTGATCTATATTTTTATTTAGTTGTGATGGTGATAAGTGGTCAGCTGTAAACATTCCACCTTCTTCTTTTTTTGTCCACTCTTTCCCAATTGTTTTCATAGTGCTTTTAATACTCATAATACAAAAATAGTCAATAAACTATACATAATTAATTACAACTTTAGAGGTCATTTATATTATAAAGTTCTTTAATATCTACTTTGTAAACCGCAGGTCTGTTGTTGTAACCAAAGTTAGTTAATCGTTCTGGCATATCATTTATAAAAGGAAACCAACCTAATATTGAAAATTCATAATTACCTTCATGGATAACTAAAATATATTTTCCTTTTTTCTCTCCTGGTCTAATTAAAAGGAAATTATAATCTTTCTTTTCTTGGCATCTTATTTCAATATTATTTTGAAAGTCTGAGTCGTTATATCTTTCTAGGTTGTCAGTATAAGAACCATTATAAAATGAATTAGATGATTTAGCATAAGCCACTTCACCTAAAGCACCTAAGAAAGAGTCGCCAAGTTGTTTTTTATAATCTCCTTGATAGCCATAAGAAAAACCCTTACCCATTTTAACATTACCAATAAATCTTTTAGCAGCTACATTTAAAGCAAGTTCTATTTCATTAGATTCTAATTTAACTTTTTTCATGTCTTCTCCTTGTAAATATAGTTCTCCAAAACCATGAACGCATCATAGATATAACTGTAAAGATAACTGCTATATGGAAGCTCTCAAGAACTGTTGGGTGTAGGTCAAAAAATGGAACTATAAATAATTGAATTAATGTAGATAAGATTAATCCACTACCTACATCAATTATAGTTTCAAATAAATTTCTCATATCCAATCAATTGTAGGTTTACCTTTGTAACCTTTTTCCCAAACATACCAACCAAAAGCCAACATTCCACCTCCAT